ACCAAGATAAACAATACAGATACAAACGATGAGCAAGTCCGGTAGAGTCTACTCATCCTACGACAAGAAGTATCAGGCTCGTCCTGAACAAGTCCGCAAGCGTGTCTTGAGGAACAAAGCTAGACGGGAGATGCTCCGTATTCACGGAAAAGCTGCTCTCAAGGGAAAGGACGTTGACCACAAGAAAGCTTTGTCGAAAGGTGGGACTGGAGCTAGGAGTAACCTGAGGATTCGGTCAGCCAGTTCCAATCGAGCGGACAAGAGCTACTAGTACGGTCTGATACACCCACCATTATGAGGCATTAGTGAGTCATAAAATGCACGATACACATTGGAGGTGTAGTGTGCTTCTTATTGGGTTCTTATTGAATGCGCTCTAGACCACTTGAATTATAGGAATCTTACAGATATTATAAAAAACTTATAAACCATCAAAGGTCACTATAAGTTCCCTATAATGAATAGTATTGATTGTGCGCTACTTCTTGGCAATAAACGCCTTATACTTATCTAGAATAGTAACTCTAGCCGTTCTCTAGCCGTTCTTACAACCAATTTCGTGACGCTACGAAAAAGGTCGGAGGAGGATCAGGTCGCTACTACTCCCGACTAGGCCAGCACAAAGCTACCCGCCAGTTTCGCCCCTCATTGCCTCCCCCGACTATAATGCCCATTGGAGTCCTTACGGCGTGTCCTTTGGGCAGGGGTTCACCGAAGATTCCCCCGAAGTTTTCACCGAAGGAATAACTGCTGGCGGCTGTTTCCAGCCCTACTGGTATCCCAGCCATCGGATATTTCCAATGCAACCAGCAATGATTCCGATTGAGTTATCAAGGATTCCTTGACAACTGGCAAGAAAATCCCCCTCTCAGTTGAAAAACATCACAAACAACCAAGAGGGGGATCCCATAAGCACCACAAGCACTTTAGGTAAGAGTATGTCTCCTCGTCAATACTTTTTACCAACTAGGAATCCAGCTTTTTGGTTGAGCTTTGTGTCCAAACACATTCCCGATAAAGCTCTCCAGATCCTTGTCAAACATTGCATCTCTTTCAGCCTCTAGAGCCCTGTCAACGTCCATTCCCATCTTTTCAGTCCAGAACCCAACAGCAATGGCAAGAGCATCCAGTCTGTCATCCTGAGCCAAAGCCCCTCGATCTTTGGTGATGCGGGACATCTGGTAAAAGAGCTGATACCTCAGGGCTTGTTCAGGAGGGAGATGCTGGGTGGATCGATAATCTTTCTCAATCACCTTCTGGTCAACAATCAGCCTGTGCTGGTTCATGACAGGCTCAAGCACATCGATGATCCGAAGCTCCTTCTGCTTGCTGTGCTTCACCTCCTCCACAGTGCAGGGGTAAACCTTCCCAAGGACGGGCTTGAGGAGCTGAGCGAACATACCTCCACCGTAGTTTTCCTCGATGATGATCTGCTGGACTCCATGAAACTTTGCAGTTTCGGCAAGCTTTTGTAGAGTGTCCGGTGTGTACCCACTGTTATAACCACCTGATGCACAAAGGAAGAGCATCCCGTGGAGGTACTTCACCACAGCAAAAGCAGTCTCATCCCTCCCCCTACCGGAAGGGTCGATGGACATGATGACCCCCTCGTAGGGTATCCACATGTCACTGGAAACCATCATGGGCCTATAGAACCTGTCCCCACTCATCCCTACACAGGGCAGCTCACCGATCCGTTGCTCAGGCCCAGAAGCCCACACAACCTTCTGAGGCCCATCTGTAGGGTTCAGAGGCATCACCACAAGGTCAGAAAGCTTGAGAGGATACCTGTCCATGTCCGAAAGGGTGGTATCCAACTGAAACTGAAGCTGAAACCCAGACCTACCATAAGAAGCCTCACGCTCTAACAGGTCGGTATCAGTAAACCTTTTCGGATCTGTGGAGTGTCCAATGGCATCAGGATCCCTCTCCAATCGCTCTAGGATGACCGGAGAGAGTCTTTCCCCATATCCCCCTAGCTTTTCCCGTTCCGGATACCTAGCAGGCCAAATACGGCAAATATAGCCCCTTTCCTGTAGCTTGTTGTAGAGACTCTCCTCGCACTGGGGAGTTCCAAGGTAAATAATCTTCCCATCAGGTTTAAGAATAGCCTCAAACTCCTTCACACTCTCCGAAACCTTGTCCCTCATGCTCTGGGTCATGGAGTTGTTGGCACTTTCAACGTCATCCGCAATGATGAAGTCAGCTCGACTCCCCGTAAGCATCCCAGTGATACCCACACTCTTCACACTGGGAGAGTGAGAAGCAGTAGCTGGGCCTACATCAAACGCTATCTTGGAATTCCTCTGGTCATCCGTGGGTTTCAGGTGCTGAAGGACTGGCATCTCGTTGATCAACCTCAGGGTAAAGGTTGAAAAGTCATCAGCCCTAGCCTTGGAAGCAGATACCACAAGGAACTTATGATCCGGATTAAGCAAAAGCTGGTGACAGACAAAGGCTGAGGTGATGAAAGACTTACCTACTCCTCGAAAAGCCTCGATAATAGCCCTTCTAGGAGAGTTCTGGAGGTACTCAGCAATGTCGTACTGGATAGGAGTAGGATCAGGAAGGTTGATGGACTTCCAAACAAGGTAAAGGAAGTTCCTAAAATCGACTAACTGGGGATCTACTACAAACTTGGAGGAAGAGGTCTTGGCTGTGCTTTTTCTGGAAGGCATTTGCTGGGTATATATAAGTATATTGTCTTGGTGTGACAAGAGGAATAAAGGTTCCTAGCCAAAGGCTGCTTCTCTTTATCAACCTTGTGTTTTCAAGACAATTTGCTTTAGATGACCTAAAGCCCGAAGGGCTATTTATGACCAATTATAAGAGAGAGATAAAGAATCTTAAAGAAAGTGCTTGACTGGTTTTTGACCAAGAGTACAATCCGAGCGTAAGCGAGGTAAGAGTATATCTACTCTATTATTTCTTATTATTATTATAAATTGAAATTGGTTCTTGAAGAAGTTGGTTCTAGGTACTTCTTGTAAAGAACTCCTTGAAAATTGATCTTCAAAGGTAATTAAATTATTATAGATGGAATAGAATTCCTTGGTACTTGGCTCTAGCTTCTCTTCTATCAAGGTAGAATTTAAGGATTAAAGATACCAAAACACAGGTGTAAGATGTAGCTTACATTGATCAATTATATATAATAAAGACTATATAAACTAATCACTTTAATTGATATATAATAAGTAAGGGACTTAAAGGAAGATGTGTAGCCTCCTTTGTTTTACCTTTCTTGTTTTACCTTGTGTGTACTTCTGTCTTGACTTAATGGACACCTTTTCAATTCACTTTTCTCCATGCAAATCCGTCTTGAGATCACTCCAGATAACCAGCCTGAGAAGACCGTCAAAGAGGTCAAGAGGTTGGATAAGAGCCTATTCTCAGGAGACTCTAGGATCGACACCTCAAAGTACTGGGTGTGGGTGGTGAGAGTTGGAGGTAAAGCTGTGGGCTACGGAGCAATGAGAGGGTGTGAGGCAAGTGTGAACAAGGGGCTTGCGTTACTCACAAGGGCTGGAGTCATCCCTGCATGGAGAGGCATGGGTATCCAAAAGAAACTCATAAGACTCAGGACAAGGAAGGCAAAGAATCTGGGGTACAAGACGGCTATCGCTTATGTCATGGGGATGAATTGTGCTTCTAGTAATGCTCTCATCGGGTGTGGGTTTAGGTTATATGAACCAGCGAATCTGTATGCTGGAGAGAAAGCGGTGTACTTACGAAAGCATCTCTAACTGGTGGTCGTTTTGAAATTTGGTAGAAAAATCTGAGAGGGCTGATCGCATGATGTCGGCGGGCTTTCCCCCCTTGGCCCCTAACGTTTTCTAATTGTTTCAATTCTGGCGCACTTAATTTATAATTAACGTGCTTTTACAGTCATATTAGCAAGAGAATGAGAGGAAAAACCGGAGGATGTGACAACCGGAAAGAGGGAGGCAACAGATAGTGAATCTGTTTACCCTGCCACACCGGAGGGAAGCACCTGACACCGGACGGCCTGAGGGGAAACATTAGCTGGCAAGGTGAACCGCTCGCCCTCGTGTTTCCTCCCGTAAATCGCTTTTTGCATGGAGTACTCCACCGACACACCACCGGAAGCACACCATGAACCCACACCACCCTTTACAGTCACACCGGAAGCCTCTCACACACTATCCAAACATGCTCCACAGAATCAATCCACTTTCTGAACCACTTAATCCCATATTATCCCATTTTTTCTCTCTTTAAACTCACGAGGATGACCGGAAAAATACCCATCTCGCCTTCCCAATATGGTGACAGCGGTTAATCCAAAAGTGATTTTGGCATGCCACCAAGGAACGGGAAAGGCTATTCACCCAGCCACCACCGGAAGCACACCACCGGAAGCACACCACCGGAAGCACCCTTTACAGTCACACCAT